TAAAGGGTAATATGCAGACAATAGGTAAAGCTAAAAGTAATGAAGGCGATCCTTATACAGCTCAAAAGTTTTATGAAGGAACTCTTGGTCGTGACACATTAAAGAAGAACCTTCAAAGTGCAGTACCTCAATACAAAGCAGCAATAGCACACTGGGAAAAGAGCTGGGCTGTTACTTGCCCTGATGGACAGAAAAGAACTTTAGAACAATGCTCTAATCCTGAAGATATTAAATACGTTATCGGAGAATATAGACGTGCTTTTCTATCTTCATTAGTTGGTGAAGATGGCGAAGTCAATCAGAATATGATTAGAAAATATGCATTCAGAAAAATGCATGAAGTAGAGAAGAATAAATTAACTGGTAAAACAGCAGCAATGCTGAAAACTGTAGAAGAATCAGCTAGCAATGAAAGAGATAACGAACTTATTGCTGGTATGGAATCTGGTGGACCAGAAGCTTTCTTAACTTGGATGAATACCTATAAAGGTGTTTTCAGTGGAGGTGTTCCAGAGGAGCAAATCAATCATAGCTTTGTAAGAGAACAAGCATTTGGTCATATTGCTAGGTTAGTAGCAGACGGTAAGATGCCTGTTTCTGTAGCAGAACCATTATTAAGACACCAGTTCCCAGGTTGGGATGGTAGTACTAAAATGATCTACGATGATCAGAATAGAAGCAGGAAACCTTATTGGAAAGAAGCTCAGGTATTAGCTAGAGCTATAGATAAGAAGAAAAGAGATGATACAAAGGAGAGAACAGCTAATAGAAATGCTACATTAGAATCTAATCAACTTGATATTCTTAATAGATTTGCTGAGATGGCGGCTGATCCTAAGATAACTATTACTCAGGAAATGAGGAATGAAGCTATTAAAGAGTATTTACAGAATAATAATACTAATATCATACCACCTGCTTTAAGTGGTATTCTTGCTGAAGGTGAAGAAGACGACCATCAAATCAAACATAGATTACAGAAGTGGCATGATGGCGGCATTAATATTACAGCTGATATGGCTAGAGGTATTGATGATTTAGATACTAAGAAATGGGTATTAGATAATTTAGTAGGTAAAGGTGATATACCTGACGGTACTAAAGATTACATGGCTGGCCGCATAGAAAATGTTGTCGAGACTTATACAGGTAAATTAGGCGAGCAAAAAGGTGGGGTTAGGTATGGAGCTATATCTGGTCAAGCAGAGACTGCTGTATATGCAGAATATCGTAGACTTAAAGCTTTATCACCTACTAGAAGCGATTCGGATGTAGCTAACGAAGCAGTTGAAAATATTGCAGCAAATATACAGAACCGGAAATACGACGAATGGCCTGCAGCTAATCGTACTAACGATTCTCAGGTAAATTTAAGAACTGCATTAACAGCTATCAGAGAAGGTAAAACTAATTTTAATAACGATTTAATACCTGGATTCGATAACCATGCTAAAGCAGCTTACGAGCACTATACAGGAACAAGACGTATAGGAAATAACGCTGCAACTAAACCTTATTCTACATTAGTTAATATAGAAGGAGTTAGTAAAAGTGGTAGCCTTGATCCTTTATTATTAACTCAAAGACAAGCTAATCTTTATGCTCAAAGAGAAGGTTTACCTTTAATAGACTTTGATAAGTCGCAACCTGTTAAAATACAAAAAGTACTTAATGCACAACCTTCACAAGTCAATGCATTATTAAGTAATAAAAATAACGGAAACGGAACGGTAAGAGCTTATACTCAATTAATTAATGCTGGTAGTTTATCAGAAGTCATTGAAGCTACAAAGTATCCAGGAGCCAGGAATAACGGAGGAGTCGATGCTGTACTTACTCCCCAAGGCTGGGTCAACGGGAAAACTTTGTTTGGTAATGAAGGCGGTAAAACCACTTTACAAGAGTATTTAGATCACAAAGATGTCACTGCTATAGGCGAACATGCTGTATCTAAGCCAGTTCTAAAAAATTTAATAGAAACATTTGGTTGGGATACTAACACACCTATATCAGAACTAGCAGATATACTGCCTATAGCTAAGGCTTTGGCTGATGTTAATGCAAGATCTCATGTGTGTGGTGTAGTGAACCATTGGAATAGATTGAATATAGATCCCAAACAATGGAAGAAAATGTTAACCACATTAGGTTACAATGATGATGCACTGTTACTAAAGTCTTGCCAAGGCAAACAAAGAGTAACTAAATAATTTACTACGGTAAAACAATGCCATATGAAAATGCTGGCTTAAATCCAGATGTTGATAATGAATTATTAACAAAAACACTTGGTGCTTTAGATCATAATATTAAAGCGTATGAATCAGAGCAAAAGAACCGCGAATTAAATGCGGAAAAAGCCAACCTTGAAGAACAAAAAGCTGCCCAAATACAAAAAGATCCCAGGAACAAAGAGAATTGGGGTATAGGTGGAGTCGCTAAAGAGCTACAATCAGTAGTAACAGGAGGCTTACAGGATACAGCTTCTTCTCTTGTTACCTTCCCTGAGCGTACTTTAGATATGCTCAATGGTGAGATGGCAGAAGCCGGTGCAGATTACAGACCTGACTGGGATCCATTCACTGATTACGATAACCCGATTGAAACAAAGACGTGGTGGGGGAAACTACTACGCGGAACTGTACACTTCGGTTCTTTAGCTGTAGTACCTATAGCCGGACAACGTGCTTTAGGTTTTAAAATAGCTAATAGTTTTGTACGTGCAGCTGGTATTGGTGCTGTGTCTGATTTGATCTCTAAGGAGTCAGACGGACACAACGCACTTGGTGCTATGCGTGATGCGTATGGATTTATCGATACACCTATATCTACTAAAGAAGGTGATCATCCTATAATGATGAAAGCTAAGAACATACTAGAAGGTATGGGTATCGGTGCCGCCTTTGACGGAGCTGCTATATTATTAGGTAAAGGATCGAAGAAAGCTTTAGCCAAAGTTAGAGCTAGAAATAAATCAATTGAAGATCAAACGACAGAAGCAGCTCTCGCTCAATTACGAAATGGCGAAGAAGGCTTCAGAGGGGATAAGAATAAACCTATAGCTGATGCTCATCAATCAGCCCATGTATCTAAAGAAGATGCTTATGACGCTAGGCAAAACCTTAAAAGAACTAGAACAGATTATGGTGCTGAAGAAGGTTCAACTGGTTCAGTCACTACACCTGTACAAAGAGAGCAAGTATCTTTAAATTCTAACTATGATGAAAAGACTATCACTAGTGTTCTGAAAGATTTAAAGAGTAGTGAAGCGTTTGAAGCTGAAGTACAAGGTATGAAAGCCGGCCGCTTTACCATGGAAGAAAAGTGGGCTGATGCAATAGAACAGCATCAACGTACTGTCCTTGGTAGAAATGCAGCTGATATGTCAGCCAGAGAATACTTATATGAATTTTTCCAGAATCGTAATGTATTTGAGAAGGGTACGAAAGATGAAATCATAGCATGGTCTGAGAAAAATATAGTAGCAGCTGACCTAGTGACAGGATCTCTTCTTAAACAATTAAGAGATACTGGTATAGCAGGTAGAGAGCTTGCAGATATAGCTAATTTAGGTGATATCGATGGACCTGCTAAGCAGATTCTGGATACTATGCTAACAGCTATGCAAGAAGTCAAACGATCTAGACTCACTATGTCTGATGCTTTTGCTCATCTAACACCTGCAAAACGTAAGAAGGCTATTAAAGATGCGTTAAGATCAGACATGGATGCTAGTAAAGAAGCTGTAACTTCTATACTTCAATTAGCTGGCAGATATAAAGATGATGATCTAATGAAGGCTTTGTTTGAAACATTCTCATCTATGAGAGATGTTAATAACTTAGACGATTTCGAAGCTTGGGCTAGGAAGTCAATAAGAGGTGGTGATATAAACGGTATAGAAACAACTGGTGCATTAATATCAGAACTCCAGGATATGATGGTACATAGTATTCTAAGCGGTCCTAAGACACCTATTAGGGCTATGATGGGTACAAGTACAGCTACATTCTTACGGCCTCTCAACACAGCAATAGGTGCTACACTGAGGTATCCGTTTGAAGGTGATAGTGCTACAATAAGATCTAGCTTAGCTTCATTGAATGCTATGATGGAAGCAATTCCTGAAAGTTTTGAATTATTTAAAACTAAACTCAATTCTTATTGGAGTGGAGATATAGCTACTATTAAGACTAGATACTCTGAAACTAGCAGAGGTGTTCAGAATTGGGAATTATTAAGAAAATGGCATGAAAGTGATAGAGCTACTGCAGCTGAAAAGATAGCTTTTAACATAGCTAATGTGGCTAGAAGTTGGAATAACAGCTCATTCTTAACTTACTCTACTAAACTTATGGCAGCAACTGACGATTCTTTTGCTTACATTTTAGGTAGAGCTAAGATGAGAGAGAAGGCTATGCGTTCTGCTATGGATGCTCAGAGTACAGGAATGCTTGCAGATATCAATCCAGAATTAATCCGTAAATATGAGAACGATTTTTATAGTGAAGTATTTGATGCCAATGGTAATATAACAGACAAAGCTACTGAATTTGCAAGGCAAGAAGTTACTCTCACACAAGATTTAACAGGGTTCTCTAAAGGACTGAATGAAGCATTTAACGCTTTTCCTGCAGCTAAGCCTTTCTTCTTATTTGCTAGAACAGGTGTCAATGGACTAGCTTTAACAGCTAAACATACACCAGGATTCAATTTCCTTGTCAAAGAATTTAATGATATAGCATTTGCCGATCCTACTAATTTAAAAAGTGTAAATAAATACGGTATATTCTCTCCAGAGGAACTTGCTAACGCTCAAGCTTTGCAAACTGGTAGGCTTGCTATGGGTTCAGGCTTAACCATGATGGCTATTAATGCATGGATGTCTGGTAATCTCACAGGCAATGGCCCTGCAGATAGAGGTAAACGTCAAACATGGATGGATATTGGCTATAAACGGAATAGTATGAAACTAGGTGGTGTATGGTTAGGACATGAGTCTATAGAACCATTTAACCTTATATTCTCTACTGTTGCAGATATAGGAGATGCCAGTCAATTAATGGGCGATGAATGGACTGAGAAACAATTACAAAAAGTAGCCATGGTTATGGCTCAAGGGGTCTCTAGTAAGACTTATCTAGCTGGTATGCAACAGTTTGTAGATTTGTTTAGTGGTAAACCAGGACAAGCAGAACGTATTGTAGGTAATATAATGAACAATACATTACCATTAGCTGGTATAAGGAATGAACTTGGTAAGGTATTTAACCCTTATATGAAAGAACTAAGTTCAGATATAGACAATGCTATCCGTAATAGAAACCAATTGTTTGAATATTTACCAGGACAAGATTTAGAAATTAAATACGATATACTAAATGGTAAACCAATTAGAGATTATGATTGGCTGACTAGAGTTGTTAAATCGATGGTGCCGATAGATATTAATTTAGATTATAGTCCAGGTAGGCAATTCTTATTTAATAGTGGCTATGATTTAAGAACTTCAGTTTACTATTCTCCTGATGGATTTGATTTATCAGATAGCCCAGAAGTTAGATCTTTATTTCAAAAAGCGATAGGTAAGTATAACCTAGAAGCTAAACTTAATAAATTAGCGAACGATCCTGAAATGCTAGCTTCGGTGGCAGATATGAATCGTATCATTTCTACAGGCAGACGTGGGGATTATGAAGCATCAGATTTTCCACATAATCGTAGGGTTAAATATGAATTCGAAAGAGCTAGAAGATTAGCTTGGGGTGATATCCAAGATAATCCTGCAGTCAAACGACTTATGGAAGAACAAACAGAAGCAGATCTAATACGTCTTGAAAAGAAAAATACAACTTTAAGAGACTATAGCCAACCCATTCTAAACATGTATAAATAATTATGGCAAGCACAATTACCTCAAAAGAGTATAATGGAAATGGGTCGACCAAGACGTTTACCTATGCTTTCCAGTCATACCAAGTAGAAGATGTAAAAGTAAAAGTCAACGAAGTAGCTGTTACTAATTTCACCATACCTAACTATGCAGCTTCTGGCGGTACAGTAACTTTTAACAACACAGGTGTGAACGCTTCTGTATGCGAATCAGACGGATCACCTAAAAACAATTTAATTGTACGTGTATATCGTGAAACAGATATCACGTCAGGTAGTGTAGGAGAATACGAAGCCAAAGCTACATACCAAGCTGGGTCTTCTATTAAAGCTGCAGACTTAAACAACTGCGCGAAACAAGCTTTATACGCTTCATTTGAAAATAGAGATCAAGAAATACAAGAGTCTAAGATTAGAAATGGTGCTGTAACACGAGATAAGATAGCAGATGATGCTGTTGATG